GGCATTATGGGGTGGCGATGCAGGTTTTAGGTGGTCAAAAACGATTGTAGATAGACTTAAGAAAGAAGATGATGGTAGAATGGCAGAAGATATGGACAATAAAGTAGAAAGACATATTAAAGATGTACGTGAAACTGAAGATTCATACATTGTTGAATTTGGTAAATCAATGCCAGAAGAAAACGATGATGAAAGACCTTATGACCACGAAGATGAAGAAGAAAGGGCAGAAGATATGGAAACAAAAGAAATTGAAAAAGAAGAAAGAAGTTCTGACATAGACGAAGAGCTTACCAAAGAAGAAATAAACGAAATAGCAGAAGAAGAATATGTCGCACAAGGTAATCAAGATGTGTTGCGATTCTATGGTGAAGAAAACTTACAAAGAGCTTTTCAATTTGATAGAAGTAAAATTGATGAAGAAAACAGAACTATTATGATTGGTGTCTCATCTGAAGAACCAGTGGAAAGAAGATTTGGCATGGAAGTATTGGGACATAACGAAGATGAAATTGATATGTCTTTTATGGGTCAAGGTAGAAGCCCATTATTGTTAGATCATGATGCCACCAAACAAATCGGTGTAGTAGAAGAGTTTAGTATTGATAAAGAAAACAAAAGAACAGTAGCTAAAGTACGATTCTCTAAAAATCAAATGGCTGATGAAGTCTATAGAGATGTACTAGATGGCATACGACAAAACATATCTGTTGGCTATCAAGTCAATAGTATGGAAAAAGAGGAAGAAGAGAGAGATGGTGTTCCCATTTACAGAGTTAATTCTTGGTCGCCTCTGGAAGTAAGTGCTGTATCCATTCCAGCAGATCAAAGCAGGCTTGTCGGCTTCGCTAGGTCTAAGGAGAAAAAAGCACAAATTAAGATTAACCCTAATTCTAACAAGGATATAAACATGGAAAATAATGTTGAAAACAAAACTCCAGAAGTGAGCCTTGAAGATATGAAGAGAGACTTTGCTAAAGAAGCAAAAGCTATTATTGATCTTGGTGTCCAGCACAACAAGAGAGACTTAGCTAATGAAGCTATAGCAAATGGTGCTACTCTTGCACAATTCAGAGGAACACTTTTAGAGACAATCGCAAACGATAAGCCACTTGATTTACCATCAAATGTGGATATGAATGAAACTGAGCAAAGAGAATATAGCTTACTAAAAGCTATCTCTGAGACTGCTCAAGGCAGACTTTCAGGACTAGAAAGAGAAGTATCTGATGAAATAGCAAGAAGAACTGGTAAAGAAGCAAGAGGTTTCTATATGCCAACAAATATTGCTTTCAGAACTAATCAAATAGTTGGTACAGCTAATCTCGGTGGCAATATGAAGCCAACAGATCATCTTGGAAATGAGTTTATTGAAGCTCTTAAAGCTAGACTTGTTGTAGGTCAGGCAGGAGCAAGAGTTCTTCAGGGCTTGAAGGGTGATGTGCAGATACCAAAAATGTCAGCAGAAGTATCAAATGTTTCTTTTGTGAGTGAAGATTCAGCTCCAGCAGAAGGCAATGCTACTTTCTCACAAGTTACCATGTCTCCAAAGACATTGGCTTGTCAGCTAGACATTTCAAGAAAGCTAATGCTTCAATCAGACCCATCCATTGAATCTGTACTAAGAGACGATGTTATCAATTCTTTTGCAAGAAAAATTGACGAAGTTGCATTAGAAGGTGGGGGCAGTGGAGAGCCTTCAGGTATTATTGCTTCAGCAACAGGTAATGTTGTTGCTATTGGTACAAATGGTGGTGCAATTACTTATGCTAAGTGTGTTGATATGGTAGAAGCTGTTGAGATTGATAATGCAATTCTTAACGATGCTTCTACAAAGTTTGTTGGTAACCCTAAAGTTACAGCTAACTTAAGAACTGTATCTAAGCAAACAGATGGTGTAGAAGGTAATTTCATTCTTGGAGCAGATAACAGAATCTTAGGATATGATTATCTATCAAGCACACTAGTACCAAGCGACCTGACAAAAGGTACAGGTACAGCTTTATCAGCAATGATCTTTGGTGACTTCTCACAACTTCTACTTGGATTTTATAGTGGAGTTGATGTTTTAGTTGACCCTTATACAGGTGGTAATGCTGGTACAACTCGCCTCAATTTCCTACAAGATTTTGATGTGGCTCTTAGATATGACGATAGCTTCTCAGTTATCAAAGATATTGTTACTTAATAATATTTTTATCTAAATTTAGGGCTTCTTCGGAAGCCCTTTTTTTATGCATCAAAAAATTAACTGTTGCAAACCTTCTGAAAGTATGTTATAATAAAGGTTCTAGCCGATAGAGCTAGTGGATTTATTAAGGAGTAATTTATGATTACAATTAAATTTTGTAAGCTAAATGTTGAGACGACAAAAGGTATCCTTTGCAGATGTCTTAGGTCAGAAGAAGAAGCCGATAAGCTCATTGAGCAAATCGGAAAAGATGAAGATAGTGTAATAGTTGATACTAGCATAGAGAATAGGTGCATCAATATTCGTGAAGATGGTTATATTGGCAACGACCATCCTTTGATTGATATTCTTGATAGCTATGCTAGAGAATATAGCACTGATTGGGATTGAATTTAGGGCTTCTTCGGAAGCCCTTTTTTTATGTATAATAAAATCTATGGATAATAAGAAAGTAAAATTCGCATTTAACCAAACTGCTCACTATAAGGGCAAAAGATATCAGTCTGGTGATTTAGTAGAAATGCCAGTTGAAGATGCTGACAAGTTAAAAAATTTAAACTTAGGCAGTGTAGATAAACCCAAAGCAAGCAAAAACAATAAGGTGAAAAAATGAAAGCAATAGCAACAAGAACTGTTTATTATGATTCAAACAAATATGAAGCTGGTGATGTAATAGACTGTAATGAAAGAGACTTTGATAAGATTCTGCAACCATTAGGCTGTGAGCCTTATAAAGAGGTTAAGAGCAAAAAAACCAAAACCGATAGAGCAATTAAAGAAGTAACTGAAAGAGCAGACGATTAATGGCATTAGAAACAGCACAAGATTTAGAAAACTTCTTTGATACTGAAACACATGGTGTTACAGCATCAGTATCTATTGATGGGACAAGCTCTAACATTAAAGTAATATTAAACAGAGAATATTTCGCTGTGGATGGTGAGAGTGTGGATGTTGTTGCTAGTCAGCCAATCGCACATTGTAGATCATCAGATGTCACAGGAGTAGACACAGACGATACTATCACCATAAGTGGTGTAACTTATAATATTGTCAACATTCAACCAGATAACACAGGTGTAACTATACTCATATTACAAGACTGATGATTTTATACAGTGAAAATCAATTAGATGAAGCATGGCAGTACGACTGTAAAAAAAGAAGTGCTAATGGTCGCCACTGGATAGCACGATCTGATTATGAAAAATTATTTGTTTTGTATTTAGACAATATTGTAAGTGGTGATGAATTAATTAAACTAGATATCTACATTCCACAAGATATGTTGGATTCTATTGATGAAGTCATAGAATTTGAAACAGGATATACCGATGATTGAAAAAGTATTAGATTCTGTATCAGGTGTTGTTGGTAAATTAGTACCAGATGCCGATTTGAAAGCAAAATTAGAACATGAACTCAAAACAGAATTACACAAAGCTAACATGGCACAGCTTGAAGTTAATAAAGCTGAAGCAAGCCATAAATCTTTATTTGTCGCAGGTTGGCGACCTTTTGTTGGTTGGGTGTGTGCTGTCGCTTTGGCATATCACTTTATTTTTCAACCAATCATGGTATTTGCCATATCTATTTATGGGCTTGCAATTACACTACCAGAATTTGATATGGGGAGTTTAATGACTATTCTTATGGGTATGCTAGGTCTAGGAGGGCTTAGAACCTTTGAAAAGGTACAGAAAGTCCAAAGAGATAAGTAATGCCGAAGAAAACCAAACTACAATTTAGCAAAGGACACGAACCCACAGCAGGGGTTAATGGCAAGAAAACATCGCAAGGTCGTAGAAACTTTGGCAGTTCAACTCTTAATAAACACAAAAGAAGGAACTATAAAAAATACAGAGGGCAAGGCAAATAAGCTACAATAAGTTATGGCTCATTACAGACAGCAAATAAGAGAAAGAGTAGCAACCACACTAACTGGTTTAGCTACTACTGGTTCTAATGTTTTTCAATCTAGGGTTTATCCGATAGAAGAAAACAAATTACCTTGCTTGTTAATCTATACTAAAGATGAAACATCTGAGCCATTAGCTATGTCACCACCACGAAGTATTGAAAAGGTTTTAAATCTTGTGGTTGAGGCTTATGTGAAAACTAACAATAATTTTGATGATACGATTGATACTATTTGTAAAGAAGTAGAAGAAGCTCTTTATGCCGATAGATTAATCAATAATCTTGCTAAAGACAGTTTTTTAACAAATACAGAAATTAACTTCAATTCTGATGGTGATAATCCTGTAGGAATTGTTGTAATGACTTTTGAAATCGCTTATCATCATACAGAAGGAACTTTAGAGTAAATTATTATGGCAACATACAAAGGTTCAGATGGAGTTGTCACCATAGGTGGCACAGCAGTCGGTGAAATTAGATCATTCTCAGTAGAAGAATCAGCAGATACTATTGAAGATACAGCTATGGGTGATACATCCAGATCATACAAATCTTCATTAAAATCTTTTTCAGCTTCTATTGATGCTTTATTTGATAATGATGATGGTGGGCAAGATGCTCTTACTATTGGTTCAGAAGTCGCTTGTATCTTTAGATCACAAGGCACAGGCTCAACCAATATGGAAAGATCAGGCACAGGCATTGTAACAGGTGTATCTATTAATCAATCTTACGATGGTTTAGTAGAGACATCATTTACCTTACAAGGCACAGGTGCTTTAGCTATTGACGACCAAAGTTAATAAATGAAAATAATTGATAGAGCAAAAGCTCATTTTGACAATCTTGATATCAAGAAAATAAATGTACCAGAGTGGGGAGACGAAGAGGGTAACCCACTGGTCATTTATGCCAAACCCTTAACACTACAAGAAACATCTAAGCTATACAAAATGGCACAAGAAGATGATATGGCTATGTTAGCTTATGTGTTAATTTACAAAGCCCTAGATGAGAATGGTGATAAGCTATTTGATTTAGGCGACAAAAACACATTACTTAATAAAGTAGATCGTAATGTCCTTATTCGTGTCTCTAACGAAATCATGGCAGAACAGCCTGAAGCAGAAGTAAAAAAAAATTAGAAGACAATAATAATCTCTTCAATCAATTCCAATTAGCCGAACTTTTGAGCAAGTCTCTAAATGAGATTCAGCAAATGTCAACAGAAGAATACCAATTATGGCTAGCTTACTTTAAAATAAAACAAGAAAGAACCAATCATGGCTAGCAAATATAAAATAGTTTTATCAGCAATAGACAATACTAAAAAGGCTTTTGGTAATGTCAAAAGAAATTTAGGTGCTGTTGCTAGTGCTACAGCCACAACTACAGGAGCAATTAGAAATGCAACAGTAGCATTTGGTTTATTTTCTGTTGCAGTTGGTGCTGTTGTTAAATCATCATTAGATTATGCTGATGCTATTGGTAAGACAGCAACTAGAACCAACTTATCTGTTGAGCTTATCCAAGCTCTACAAATTGCATTTATAGAATCAGGAGCAAGTGCTGAAACAGCAGAAAAAGCATTAGCAAAATTCACACGATCTGTTGGTGATGCACAAAAAGGTTTAAAAACATACTCAGACATATTTGCTGATTTAGGTGTTCAGTTCACAGACAATGAAGGTAACTTTAGAGGTAATGAGGCAATCTTGCTTGATACCATTGAAGCAATCAGCCAGCTTAACTCAATCACAGAAAAAGCTACTGTTAATGCTAACTTGTTTGGTAGAGCAGGTATTATCTTAATGGATGCTTTCAAAGGTGGTTCTGAGGGTGTTAAAGAATTTGTTGCTCGTATGCAAGAACTCGGTATTGGTCTTGATGAGCAAGGTGTTCGTAATGCTGAAAGATTGAACGATTCTATGTTCATTCTTAGCAAACAATTCAACACGATAAAAGACAATCTGATTTTAGGTTTTATACCTGTTTTTCAAGATGTCATTAATAATTTTCAAAAATATTTTCATGAAATATCTAAAACCAATGGTGGTTTAGATGTCTTCGCACAGAATATCGCAAAGAGAGCCATTGATGCTTTAGCTGATTTTCTTGAAACTGCTGGTGAAGTAACAATGGAAGTAAAAAAATTAGGCATAAGAGTAG